CGTATAATTAAAGAGGTAACGGATGCACTCGTTATTAACTTTAATGAAATTTCTCTTACTGACGCAGATACTCAGAGTAAGATCTGGGAGCGTTTGCTGAGATTGCAGACAATTGTTCCTAACGAGGTTCGTGCAGATCTAGGCCTTCCCGCCCTACCGGGTGGGGACAAGCCGGTCGAACTAAAGCCGCAACAGGCCGCAGAACAAACGGCACAGACTACAGGAAATCGTAGCCGTGACCAAGAGCGTCAGGGCAACTCACCAGATTCATCGGGGGAAGCCCGGCAGCCAAAGGGCGATGGACGTGCCCAGGAATAAGGAGGATGGTCTTAACAGGCTACGTCAGATGTGACCACGGTTAGATCTTTAATGGATAAAGTCTTTTCAGAAAGACCAAATAGAGCAGATAACGTTTTTGTTGGAATATTTCAGTTAGCAATGGGGCTATTCCTGTTGCTACCTTTCGACTCGTTCGCTCCGACTCTTAAGTTTGATACTGTCAAAATGACTCCGGCGGATCCTATGTATTCATATCTTACAGAAAATATGTTCGCAGCAGCAATGATTATACTAGGCGCTGCATATATTTTCTTCGCTATAACAAGACGCTGGAATCTGCTGCGAAAGGCAGCACTCCCGGCAGCAGTATTCTGGGTATTCGTAACGATAGGATATGCAATTACACTTCCGAAGGGAACAGCGATGGTTACATTCTCATTCTTCACAATTTGGATTATTTATCAATTTCTAGAGTTATCGTATTGGGTGAACAGAGGTTATTTGCCTAATAAAGAAAACATTGGTATTATTTAATCACTATGGAACTATTTAAGGCAAATTGGCTTTATGACGGGAACGATGTAAAAGTCCTTGTCCCGATTTCAAAAATCGATGAAGAAAATCGTCAGGTTTCCGGATTCGCTTCCCTGAACAATGTCGATCAACACGACGATGTTGTTACGCTTGAATGCTCTATCGATGCATTCGCCAGGTTCCGAGGAAATATTCGTGAGATGCACCAGCCGATTGCGGCTGGCAAACTCCTTTCCTTTTCAGTAGAAACGTATTATGATCCAGAAACAAATGCAGCGTATGAAGGAATCTACGTTACAGCATATGTATCAAAGGGTGCCCCGGATACTTGGGAAAAGGTCCTAGATGGCACCCTTGCTGGTTTCTCTATTGGAGGGTTTGTCGAGGACTCACACACAGAATTTATTGCTGACATCGGCAAGACTATTCGATTCATCACAAAGATGACACTATTTGAACTTTCCCTTGTTGACAATCCAGCCAACCAATTTGCAAATGTTCTTTCTATTTCAAAGGTTGGCGACGAACTTGTTGCTAAGGGGATCGCGGCAGATGTAGAAACCCAGAATGTTTTCTGGTGCGAACAAGATAACATAGCGCGCTCAGTATCAGAAGATACTGCTAAGTGTCGTCAGTGTGAGTCAGAAATGACAACTATCGGATGGATCGAGGTGACAGACGCCGCCCCCGCTTCAGCGGAACTTACAAAGTTTATGAATTCGTGGTCGGAGAAGGTTATTACTGCTCAGCAAATCAAAGAGCAAACTTCAGAATCCGTCCAGCAGAAGCCCGAGTTTGCAACGAGAGAGAATTTCGGGGATAATAATACTGAAACCGCAGAAAAAAGCGAAGGAGGTGTAGATATGTCTGATGTAGAAACCGTAGAGAAGGCCGCCGAGATTGAAGAGGTTGTCGACGCTGCTCCCGCAGAAGAAGTAGAAAAGGCTGTTGAGTCTGAGGTTGTTGAGGAAGTGGTTGAGAAAGCCGCCGACGCCGAAGAAGAGGTTGTAGAAAAGGCTGCTGACGAGGCGGTCGAAGAGCCTGAGGCCGTAGAAGAAGTTGTAGAAAAGAGCGAGGACGCTAATGTTGATCTCAGCGAAGTAATCAAGGCTCTTGCCAGCATTACTGACACTCTTGTCGCTTTGTCCGAAAAGGTCAACGATGGGTCTGAGGCCACTAAGTCTCTAGCCGATAAGGCTACCGAGGCTTTCGAAACTGTCGGCAGTCGTCTAGATAATCTAGAAAAGGCAACTGCTACTAAGAAGTCCGGGGAGAACGAAGAGTTTGAGCCGGTTAATAAAGGATTTTCATGGAGCGGGCACTTCGCCAGCGCAAGTTCCATAACAAACTAAAAAAGGAGGTGAATGACAAATATGAGTAACGAATTGCTAGAAAAGGTAGTAACTACCAGTACCGTTGGAAACGGCGGAGGTGGTCTACTTAACGCAGAGCAGGCTAGCCGATTTATCGACTACATGTGGGATGCAACGTCGCTGGTTCAGACTGCCCGTACCATCCGTATGCGTGCCGACACTGTTGACATTGACAAGGTTGGTGTTGGAACTAAGTTGGTTCGTCTTGCGACAGAAGCCGTTGATGACGGTGTAAACGCTGAGGCAACCTTCACCAAGATCTCGCTTACCACAAAGAAGTTGCGTCTAGACTGGGAACTTTCCACAGAATCTCTAGAGGACAACATCGAGGGTGACGCTCTTGAAGACCACATCGCTCGTTTGATGGCTACACAGGCCGGTAACGACATTGAGGATCTTGCTATTAATGGTGATGACTCACTAACTGGTGATGCTCTTTACAAGGCTTTTGATGGTTGGCACGTTCGCGCCCTTGCCGGTGCCCACGTTGTTGAAAACCCAGAGGCTGCACACGCTATTAGCCGTGCAACCTTTAATAAGGGCCTAAAGAACATGCCTCGTAAGTATCTTCAGCGCCGTAACCAGTTGCGCTTCTACACAGGAAGCAACGTAATTCAGGACTACCTATACAGTATGTCCACTGCTAATGGTGCCGTTGGTGACTCTGTTGCTACTGGTATTCTTACCGGTAACGTAGCAGGCCCAGAGGGAGGATCTGGTGGTGTATATCCTTACGCATTCGGAATCCCGATTGTTGAGGTTGCACTTCAGAAGGAAGACCTTGCAGGCTCTTACTCCGGCGCTTCAGGTGACCACGGATATGTTGAACTAACATTCCCGAATAACCGTATCGTCGGTATTAAGCGTGAAATTCAGATCTTCTCTGAATTCAAGCCTAAGAAGGACACTGTGGAGTACACAATGTTCACACGAGTTGGAGTACAGATCGAGAACCTTGACGCTTGGGTAGTTGTTAAGGACGTAAAGATCGCTAGTTGATAGTCTGATGTAAAGTTTAGAGGGGTCGGGTAACCGGCCCCTCTTGCTTTTTGCCACATAAAGGTCTGAATGCTATAATTAGTTAGACTACCTAGGAGGTTTTATGCTAAAGGATAAAAAGGTTGCTGAACTACGCGAAATCGCGGAAGCCTTTGCCGTTGATCTAGACGGCATTACAAAGAAGGCAGACATCATTGCAGCCCTAGAAGAAGAGGGAGTAAATGACTCTCATCTTCAAGAATTTGAGGAGGCCGAACATGTTGAACAGGAGGCTGCTCCTGCGCCGGTGAAAAAGGTCGTTGGCCCAGAGGTTCTTGTTAAAATGGAGAAAGCCAATCCTACATATGAGATTCGTGGATACAAGTTTACGAAGTCTCACCCATATGTCGCAATGGGCGAAGAAGACGCCCAGGAGATTTTTGATTTAGAGCCGAGAGGCTTTAGAATTGCCACGCCGAACGAGGTAAAGGAGTATTACTCATGAGTGAAGGTATTCCAGATGGTACACCGGTTGGCATGGACGAAGTTCGTCAGGTTTTGACGAAATTTGATGGAGACTTTACCGCAGAGCAGATTGCTAATGGCGAAGCGGGAGAGCCAGTGGAAACAATAATCATCGAAAACGGTGTTGTTGTTGAACACATTATCAACGACCCGGAAGGAGGAAATAATTAATGCCTATTACAACCGCAGGAAGAGACTATATCTGTGATGCTATTCATGGAACAGCAACACCAGCGTTTAACGCTGCAAACTCTTACATTGGAGTTGGAGACAATAACGGAGGAACTACAGCGTTTGCTTCATCGCAGACTGACCTAGCCGCTTCAACAAACAGACTTCGCAAAGTCGTTGATGGTGCTCCGACACAGCCAGCAGCAAACACAATGCGCTGGGTTGCCACCTTCGGGACAAGCGATGCTAACTTCGAATGGAAGGAATGGGGCGTATTCAACAATGCGTCCTGGGCGACAGGAGTAATGCTTAACCGCAAGTACGAGGTTCTTGGTACTAAGACTTCTGCTCAGACTTGGCAGTTCACAGTGGATGTTACTATTACAGTACCCGCTACCTGATATAAATATGTTTTGGGACTGGCCACCTTCGGGTGGCCTTTCCTTTTTAAAGTCCTATATGGTAAAATATAATTAACTAGAGTTATAGCAGGCATCTAAAGATGAACCGCCGTACCTGGGCGATAACGCCTGGGTGCGGCTAATTTTATGCCACAGAGAGGAGGAAAATTAATTGGCAATTGCATATGATGCACAAACAAGGTTCCCGGCAACAGATACTACCGGATTTCATGTAACATCCGGCGGCACACTTTCTGGAACTCATGCAGCAGCATCATCTATTTCTGGTGTGACAGCAGTAGTTTTTCACCAGGCCAGCACAAACCCGGTATCCACAATAACATATGGTGGTTTAACCATGACCCTGGTGACTTCTGCGTCTGACACCACAGAAGTTGGAAGCCTATATATTTATGAACTACTTGGAGATATTCCGGGTGGTTCGCAAACTTTTTCTCTAACAAGAACAGCAACAACCTCGAACA